CGAAATCCAGGAAAGCTTGAAGGACTCCGTCAAGCAGCTGATCGAGGACAAGATCAGCGATTGCGGGCTTGAGGACCATTTCGAGGCCCTGAAGGACGAGACCCGCGCCAAGAACGGCGGCAAGTTCGTCTACAAGGGCGTGTGGCGTAACCCCGACGCGCTGAAGTCGCTGGAAGGCGCTGACGTGCTGTGGGGCGAGGAGGCGAACCGCTTCTCGGCCCGGTCCATCCGTTTGATCCGCCCGACGCTGCGCAAGCCGGGCTCGCGGATGATCTGGACGTGGAACCCCGAGTTCGACCACGACCCGATTGACCGGCTGTTCCGCGGTCCCGCAGGACCGCCCCCGCCGAGCCCTGACTATCCGCTGGGCTCGATCGTCCGCGAGGTGTCGTGGCGAGACAATCCGTGGTTTGCCGGCACCCCGCTTCAGGCGGAAATGGAGAACGATTACCGGGTTGACGCGGCGACCGCTGAACACGTCTGGGGCGGTTCGTACGTCGCAGCGGTGGAGGGCGCTTACTACGCCGCTCAACTCGCCACAGTGCGGGAAGAGGGCCGCATCTGCCCGCAGGCCAAAGACCCGGTTCTACGCGTCCGCGCGTTCTGGGACCTCGGCCGCAACGACGCGACGGCTATCTGGGTCGCTCAGTTCGTCGCCCGCGAAATCCGGGTGCTCGACTACATCGAGGGCCGGGGCCAGCAACTCGCCTACTACATCGAACAGCTTCGCTCCCGGGGCTGGGGCGACGCGATCTGTCAGCTTCCGCACGACGGTGTGCATGTGCGTCTGGAAGCGCCCGGCTCGGTGGAGCAGCAGGTTCGCGCGGCGGGCTTCGAAGTGCAGGTCACGCCCAACCAGGGGCCGGGCGCTGCGCTTCAGCGTGTGGAAGCGGCCCGGCGGCTGTTCCCGCGCATTTGGTTCAACGACACGGCGGACGTGGCGTCAGGGCTGAAGGCTCTGGCCGCCTACCACGAACGCCGCGACGAGAAACGCAACGTCGGTCTCGGGCCGATGCACGATTGGGCCAGCGATCCGGCCGACGCCTTCGGGCTGATGTGCGTCGCCTACGAAGAACCGAACGAACGCAAACCGGCCAAACCCCGCGCCCGCCACGGCGCCGGCGGCTGGATGGGCTGACCCCAAGGAGGACGCCATGGCTGACGACGACCTCCTGAAAGAAGCCCTTGAGGCTTTCGAGCTCTGTCAAAACCGGGAGGGCGAGAACCGCGCCGAAGCGGTGGACGACCTGCGCTTCGCCCGCCTCGGCGAGCAATGGCCCGCGTCGGTGCGCCAGCAGCGCGAGACGGACGGGCGCCCGTGCCTGACCATCAACCGCCTGCCGAGCTTCATCCGCCAGGTGGTGAACGACGCGCGCCAGAACCGGCCGGCGATCACGGTGCATCCGGCCGACTCCGTCGCCGACCCGGAAACCGCCGAGATCATGTCGGGCCTCATCCGCAACATCGAGGTGACCTCGGACGCGGACGTGGCTTACGACACGGCGCTGGAGTTCGCGGTGAGCTCGGGCGTGGGCTATCTCACGATCAATACCGAGTACGCCTGCGACGACAGCTTCGAGCAGGACATCCGCATCAAGCGGGTGGCGAACCCGTTCTCGATCTTCGGCGACCCGTACAGCACCGGCCACGACTCCTCGGACTGGAACACCGCCTTCGAGGTGGAGCAGCTTTCGAAGGACGCGTTCAAGCGCAAGTACAAGGGCGCCGATCCGGTCGATTGGGACGGTTACCGCGACTGCGGCGCACCGTGGCTCGACGGCGAGACCGTGCAGGTCGCGGCCTGGTGGCAGCGCGACGAGGTGGTGAAGCAGATCATCGCCCTGTCCAACGGGGAGGTGGTGGACCTCGAGCTCTACAAGGCGCGCAAGGCCGAGTTCGACGCCCTGATGGTGTCGGTCATCGGCTCGCCGCGCCCGGTGAAGTCCTACAAGGTCACCCAGCGCATCCTCACCGGCGCCGAAGTGCTGGAGACCGTCGACTGGGCGGGCAAGTACATCCCGATCGTCCCGGTCTACGGCGAAGATATCAACATCGAGGGGCGTCGGCATCTGCGCTCGCTGGTGCGCGACGCCAAGGATCCGCAGCGCAACTTCAACTACTGGCGGACTTGTGCGACTGAACTGGTGGCGCTCGCTCCGAAGACGCCGTTCATCGGCGCAAAGGGCCAGTTCAACAGCGATGCGGAGAAGTGGGCGAGCGCCAACACCGACACCCACTCCTTCATCGAGTACGACCCCGTCGGGGGCGCGCCGGCGCCGCAGCGCCAGCCGTTCGCGGGCGTGCCGGCCGGGGCCATCCAGGAGGCCCTGAACGCCGCCGACGACATGAAGTCGATCATCGGCATGTACGACGCCAGCCTGGGAGCTCGCTCCAACGAGACTTCGGGCCGGGCGATCATGGCCCGCCAGCGGGAAGGGGACGTCGCCACCTTCCACTACATCGACAATCTGTCCCGCGCGATCCGGCACACGGGCCGCATCCTGCTCGACCTGATCCCGAAGGTGTACAACACCGAGCGGGTCATCCGCGTCCTCGGCCCCGACAAGGAGCCGCGCAACGTGCAGATCGGGCAGGGGCCGCAACAGCCGCCGCCCGCCGCGCCGATGATGCCTGTGCCTGCGCAGGGGCCGACCCCGATCGGACCGTCGCCCATGGCGGCGCAGATGCCCGTCCCGATGAGCCAACCCGGCGACGACGGGGAGGCTCAGGACGTGCTCCGCATCTACGACCTGACCGCGGGCAAGTACGACCTGACGGTCGACGCCGGGCCGAGCTACACGACCCAGCGTCAGGAAGCGGCTTCGCAGATGATGGACCTGATCCGGTCCTTCCCGCAGGCGGCTTCGGTGATGGGCGACCTGATCGCCAAGAACCTCGACTGGCCGGGCGCCGACGAGATCGCCAAGCGGCTGGAGGCCCTCGTTCCGGGCCACCAGCAACCGCAAGGCCCCGATCAGCAGACGCAGCAGCTCATACAGGCGGGCCAGCAGCACATCCAGAAGCTCAGCGGCGACAACAGCCAGCTTCAGGCCCAGGTGCAGAAGCTGTCCCTCCAGTTGGCGGCCCTGCAGGCGGACAAGTCCAACGCCGCCGACAAGAACCAGATCGACGGCTTCCGCGCGGAGACCGAGCGGATGAAAGCCGTCCACGAAGTGTCGCAGCCCACCGGGTTGCCGCACATGCCGGCAGAGACCGGCTTCTAGCCGCCAAGCCTACGGGCAGCGGCATCGCGTCGAGAGACGCCACAGCCCTCAGAAGGACCCCATGACTGACGAGACGACCAACCCGGTCGGCGAAGAGATCGTGCACGATCAAATCCCCGAGGGAGTCGAACAGGATCACGAGTTCGACGCCGAGACCAACCCCGAAGGCACGGAAGGCCAGCGCGCCCAAACCGAGCCGGACGAGGAGTTCGAGGAAGTCGAACGTGGGGACAAGAAGTACCGCGTGCCGAAGGCGCTCAAGGGCGAGCTCCTCATGCACGGGGACTACACCCGCAAGACCCAGGAACTCGCCGAGCAGCGGCGGTCGTTCGAGGCCGAACGGTCTCAGGACGCCGAGTCCCGCAAGGCGCTGATCAAGGACCACGCGCGGGTGGAAGTGCTGTCCGACCAGATCGGACAGTACGAGCAAGTCGACTGGCAAAGCTGGCAGGCCCGCATCCGGCAGGCCCAAGCCGAAGGCCGGTTCGACGACGCTCAATCGGACATGCTGAACCTTCAGCAGACGTGGTCGGCCTACGAACAGGCCAAAAACGCCCACGGCAAGGCCGTGGAGGAGTTGCAGACGAAGGAACGGGAACGGACCTCGAAACTGCAGCGCGAGACCGAACAGGCCCGCGCCACGCAGCTCGAACAGTCCATTCAGGCCCTCCGCAGCGACATCAAGGGCTTCGACCCCGAGTACAACAACAAGCTGAGGACGTTCGCGGGCCAGCACGGCGTGACCGCGGACGAGTACGCGGGCCTGCTCTACGACCCGCGCAACATCAAGTTCCTCAACATGGCGTTCCTCGGCCAGCAAGCCCTGGAGCGGGAGGCCAAAGCCGCCCGCCAGCAGCAGCGCGCCCAAACCCTCGAAGCTCAGCAGCAGGTCAAGCCCGCGGCGCAGGTCGGCGGAAACGCCCCTGCGACCCGCGTGCTCGATGACCGGCTCGGCGGCGACGAGTGGATGAAGCGCCGTAACGAGCAGATCGCCAAACGCCGGCGCCGCTGAGGCTCCGTAGCGCGATCACCTGAACAGCAGCGTCGGACGACGCCGCTCCTCCCTTTGACGGAACTCCTTTCATGTCGAATTCTCTGTTGACCCCCACGCAGGTGACCCGCGAGGCCCTGCGTGTTCTCCACCAGAAGCTCACCTTCGTCGGCTCGATCAACCGCCAGTACGACGACAGCTTCGCCAAGTCCGGCGCCAAGATCGGCGACACGCTGAAGATCCGGCTGCCGAACCAGTACACCGTCCGTTCCGGCGCCACCCTGTCGGCGCAAGACACCACGGAATCGAGCGTGTCGCTGCAAGTCGCCACCCAGAAGGGCGTCGACCTGAACTTCACGTCGATGGACCTGACCCTGTCGCTGGACGACTTCAGCGACCGCATCCTCGAGCCGGCCATGGCCGTTCTCGCCGCCGCCATCGAGGCCGACGCGCTGACGATGCGAAAGGATGTCCACCGTCAGGTGAACAACCAGGGCTCGGCCGCAACCTTCGCGAAGCTGCTCGCCGGCCGCAAGCAGCTGCAAGACGCCCTCGCGCCCGATCCGCGCACCGCCCTGCTGAACACGCAGGACAACATCGATCTGGTGGATTCCATCAAGGGCCTGTTCCAGGACCAGAAGGAGCTCGCCCGGCAGTACCGCGAAGGCTACATGGGCACCGCGGCGGGCTTCGACTTCAGCGAGTCGACCCACCTGACGACCCAGGCCCGCGGCACCGGCGCCAACTATCAGGTGAACGGCGCCAGCCAGACCGGCAGCACTCTGGCCGTGAAGACCGGAACCGGCACCATCAAGGCCGGCGAGGTCATCACCATCGCCGGCATCAACCAGGTGCATCCGGAAACCAAGGCCGATCTCGGCTATCCGAAGCAGTTCGTCGTGACGGCGGACTACGCGGGCGGCGCCGGCAACCTCGCCATCTCGCCGGCCATCATCGTGACCGGCGCGACCCAGAACGCCACCGCCACGGCCGCCGACAGCGCGGTCATCACGATCGCCGGCTCCTCGGGCACCGCCTACGGCCAGTCGCTGCTCTACCACAAGGACGCCTTCGCGTTCGCGACGGTGGACCTCGTCATGCCGAAGGGCGTCGATTTCGCCGCGCGCGAAGTCTACGACGGCATTTCGATGCGTGTCGTGCGTGCCTACGACATCAACAACGATCTTTTCCCGACCCGCCTCGATGTGGCCTACGGCTTCAAGACCGTCCGGCCGCAACTGGCGTGCCGACTGGCGAACAACTAGCGCCACGCTTCCAGTGAGGCAGCGCCAAGGGGAGGTTTCGGCCTCCCCTTTTTCGTTCCCCCAACCCAAGAGGCTCTATGTCCATCCAAGAGTGGCCCAAGTGGCTCTATCATGCCGACGGCAGCGCGAAGGTCTTCGACTGCGCCGAGGACGTTCCCGCCGCCGAGGCGGACCAATGGCACAGTACGCCGCAGGTCCAGACGGAGCCGGCGACGCCGAGCGGGTCCAACGACACCGCCGAGCTGGTCGCCGCTCTGGCCGCAGCAGAAGCCGCCCTGGAGGCTGAAAAGGCGTCGAAGGCCGACATCATCGCCAAGGCGCAGGTCGAAATCGACCGCCTGAACGACGAATTGGACGCCGCGCACGCGCAGATCGAGGCGCTGACCGCGCCGCCGCCGGCCGAGGCCCCGAAGGCTGACGCCAAGGCCAAATCCGACAAGCAAGCGTAACGGAGGGGGCTTTCCGCCCCCTTTTTCACGAGGAGCGGCCATGGCGCAGGACTACAACTGGCTGGTCGCTCGCGTGACCTCCTTCATGGAGGGGCGAAGCGACATTGCGGCCGAGATTCCGGGCTGGATCGCGCTCTGTGAAGCGCACCTGAACCGGGAACTGAAGACCCGGAGGCAAATCCGCCGGGCGACGGCCACCATCGCGAACGAGTTCGAAGACGCGCCGGCCGATCTGGTCTCGGTGAAGTCGTTCGACCTCGCCACCGACCCGGTCGAGCGGCTCCAGTACCTCGATCCGGGCAACATCGCCCGGTTGAAGGGCGACGAGAGCCTGATCCGCTCCGACCTGGCGGCTGAGTTCGGGGCCAACGAGGGCCCGCCGAAGTGGTATTCGCTGGTCGGCACGCAGTTCCAGTTCTTCCCGGCGCCGCTGAGCGTCTCCTACGCCTCCGAGCTGACCTATTGGGCGCGGATCCCGGCGCTGACGGTCGATAGCCCGACCAACTGGCTGCTCGACACCCACCCGGACGTCTACCTGCACGGCACGCTGATGTACGGCGCGCAATGGGCGCGGGACGACGGCATGGAGGGGGACGCGTCGCAACGCTTCCTCGCCGCGATCTCGAGCGCCAACGCCGCCGATCCGGTCGAAACCGAGAAATCCACCCTTCGCGTCGAGCCGATGCTTCGGCTGCGGCGCTCCTTCTACCGCTAGGGGCCTTCCATGCAGGTGCATTCCCAAGTCGCGGGCACGGCCGTCGCGATCACGCCGGACAACAACGTCAAGACCCTCAACCTCGTCGGCCTCTACGTCGGCGGCACGGGCGACGTGGCGATCGAGACCCCGGCCGGCGACCAGGTGACGTTCAAGGCCGCGCCGGTCGGCTGCATCCTGCCGGTTCTGGCGCGTGCGGTCCTCTCCACCGGCACCACCGCCACCAACATCGTGGGGTTCAAGGCGTGAACCTCGGCCTAGGCTTAGGGCTGGCCTACGTGCCGGTGATGGGGGTTCCGTCTTCGCCGTACATGGCGACGTCGATGCGGACGCGGATTCCGACCGCATTGCAGACGGTGACCTCGGCCAACTTCCAGGTCCACCGGACCCGCTACATGTCGCCGCCGTACGCGATCCGCAACCCGCGCATCTGCCTGCCGAACTTCTACGTCGACAACACCGGCGCGGCCTCGCCTGAGCGGCTGAGCGGCTTCGCGATGACGATCCAGGGGGCGAGCATCGAAATCAGCGGGGTGCGGACCCGTTTCGCCAACGCCTCGGCGAGCCTGAACGCGTCGGACGCCTACTTCTGGACCGGCTCGGCCCCGGTCACCATCCCGGCGAACACCGAGTATTTCATCCTCGTCGCCCGCACTGCAACGGTCGGCGGCTCGTGGCCGATCGGGATCACCGGCAATCCGACGCTGGACGACCGCTTCCAGTCCTCGAACTCGAGCATCAGCAACCTGCTCGACAGCGGAACGGTTGGCTCGCAGGTCAACTTCAGTTCCACCTACGG